GTATAACGTAGGATAAACGATTCAGAGAACCAGGATAAGGAGCTTGTTATGGAAGATGATATGAAACGCATTGAAGGGTTTTATCATTACTGCTGGTTAAAGTTGAAAGCGGATTTCCCTCGGATGCAAAATAGAATGACTTCTATTGAATTGCAAGCAATGGGTCTTGCACCTAAGCAAACAACGAAAGCAGGTACTTCGCTAGAGGGTAATGATGAGCCAATCAATATTGTCTAAAAGATCAATCGAGAAGATCGAGCGATGTCCGAAGTGCTTTCGCAGGCTTTGTCATAGAATCCCGATCCATGAAGGCAATGACGAAGAATATATTATACATATACGGCATCGAGGACTTGAGCTATTTTGTGCCAGCGTAGTACTGAAGTGTCCTGTATGTAGAACAACTGTAAGAATCGAAGGTAACGAAGGCACTGTTGGAGTGGAAAAGTTCAATGGCTGATAATATTATAGCAGGTGGGTCACCGAGCGACTCAAGACAACCTCCAACAGGCCTTGATAATGGTATGGGCCCAGATCAGGGGAGTGCAACCAAAGGAATAATGAAAAAGAGGATAGATGGCTTTAACGAACACCGAAGAAGCCGGTTAATCACTATCAAAGCGAACGCCGCTTACCTTTGCGGTCACCAGAATATTCAAATAGTAAACAACACTTTATTACCTCTCAAGTCCCAATACGCCACCCCTGTAGTTTGTAATCTAATCTTGCCTGCGGTTACTAACGATATATCGGTGGCTACAAGGCAGCAAGCAATATTCGATGTTGTCCCGGCAGGTACGGATGCAGATGATAAGGCAACGGCTACTGCGTGTCAGAAGATCCTTCCGTACCTTCTAAGAATAAACCCATATAACCTTTGTCGAGAGTCGGTCATCCTCTGGTACGACCTCGATGGCGTTGGATGGCGAAAAGTATACTGGGATCCTTATGCTACTATCCATGGAGTCAATCCGCAGGATCCTGAAGATGAAACATACAATCCAGCTTTTGAGCCCGGCGGTGCTGTTTTTGAAGGCGAAGTCAAGATCAGACATGTCCCAAACAACAGAGTTATCTACGATTGGCGTAAGAAGAGCCTCAAGGATCTTGATTGGATCATTCATGCTGACACTGTAACTGTCGGCTGGGCAAAGCAAATGTATGGCAAGGAGATCTTTGATGAGTCTGACGGTGTTGCTATCCAAAAGCAAGCAGCAATGAATGACGAGTTTGAGATTGCTGTCATGGGCGAGTTTGCTGAACTTGCAAAGACGATCGCTCCCACAAGCGTAACACCAAACGATGGCACACTCCTTGATGATGATAAGACAGTCGAGTATTACGAATACTGGCATAAGCCAACAAAGGGCATGCCGACCGGGGCCTTCGCTGTAATGATCGGTAACAAGATGATCGTTGACGGCCCCTACCCAACTGAGCAGTATCCTCACAAGGAACTCCCGCTAATCTATGCAGACCCAATGGCCTTTGAAGGCGTTATGGTTGGCTCTGCTTCACGAATTAGCCAAGCACGACCTTTGCAGAGGGAATATAATGAGCTTAGGAGCAGCGTCAAGGATAGCGTCGATGTTATGGGTAATTCCATATTTTGGGTTCCTCGCGGTGCGAAACTCAACTTCAAGAAAATTGCCAACATCAACGGAAACTATGTCGAATTTGATGGCCCACAAAAACCAACCCGCGAAATGGGTGTACAAATCCCAGGCACGTTCTTCGCTTATATGCAAGAGGTCAAGAAAGGGATAGACGACATCTTCGCCTTCCACGACCCAAGTAAGGGCATACAGCCCAGGGGTGGGCCAAGAAGTGCTACAGGGCTCCAGGCTCTACAGACAGCAAACTTTACTCAACTTACGCCGATGATGGCGGCACTTGAAGAGTCAGATCAGAAAGTGATTGCTCAGGCTCTCAACCTTGCTGTTGCGAATTATAACGAGAAGCTCTTCACTATCGTAGGCGACGACCATCGCTGGGCAGTGCAGAAGATCGACCGTGAGCAGCTTAAAGGTAAAATCAACGTAATAGTCAGGCGATCGAGCTCAATGCCCTTAGACAAGGAACAGGCGGCTCAGAAAGCAATGCAGGTGTGGCAAGCTGGACTACTTGGTGATCCACAGGATCCGCAGGTTCGTATATTCACTCTCAAGCAAATGGACTTGGGGAATGTAGATGGAATCTTGCAGATAACAGCAAAGCAAACCAACTTCGCAAAGAGAGAGTTTACGTCAGCAGAGGAATACATGAAGGGGATGCCACCTCTAGATCCGAATGCAAGCGTTGACGAGATCCAGGCACATCTTGAACAATGGATTTATATTCCACCTCCGAATCAATTCGATGACCACCATGTTCATATCTCTGAACATCGTGAGTACATCCTTGATAACTACTGGAAGTTCATTGGGAGCGATGCACCACAATATAAAATATTAATGCAAGCAATGGTCGGACATGCTACAGTGCACGAACAGATGCTATCACAGGCACAACAGAGTGCAATGCAAGCCCAGATGATGGCTGCTGCCTTTGAAAAGGGCAACACTCAAGAGCAAATATTGTTGAAGCAAGTCGCGGCGTTACAGTCAGCGAAAGCTCAGATGCAGAATAATTCAGAATAAGAAAAGGAGTTTAACATGGCTTTTGGAGATGATCATGGGAATGCAAGTGTTCCACATGAACCCGCTGCACCAGCTGCACCAGCAGAAGAAGGAGTATTGAACGCGAATCAAATGTCAGAGATCCAGAACGCACAACAGGTGCCAGCTGGTGATCCAGGCACAGTGGAGATCGTCGATGGGCAAGGCCCAATCATGACACCCACACCAGATGTTGCACCGGATACTGCACCGGCAACACCTGAAGACCTTAGTGCAGATAACGGAGCAGTTACGAGACTCCAGCAGCAAGTTGCGGCGAATAACTCAGTAATGAATGCTTTGGGTATTGACCCGGACAGCGATATAGCTGAAAAATTCAAAGCTGGTATTTATTCTCGCCAAGACTTGCTTGAGATGGTAGGGATTCAATCTAAACCACCTGTTGCACCGCCCACAACTCAACCTGCAGTTTATCAGACTCAGGATCAGTTGCAGACGATTATCGACAGGGTAAAGACTGAAGGTGCTGGCGAACAAGATTTCGTCGAGGCCATGACCGCTATCCAGAACACAATTCAACAGGCTAATCAGGCAGCACAAGCTAACACCATGAACAACACGCTTTCTCAATGTGCTAATACGACCAAGGCTGTTATTGCTTCGCAAGACTCTCATACGACTCTACCACAAGATTTGAAGGCAATAGAGGAGCAGTTGTTCCTCGCGGGAACCGACAATCTTGTATTGCGAGAAGCAAATGGAAGTCAGAACCCAGATGCGTTTCTGACACCAAATTCCTATGGTTACTACGCAAACAAGTTCAACAGCGGTTACCAGAAGCTGGTAAATCATTACATCAATGTTGGCCGTGATATGCAAAAGAAGGGCATAGCCCCAGTGCATCAAAACGGCATTAACCCAGTATCACCTCAGCTTGGCAGTGGCCCAGTAACTCCTGCAGCCCCAGTAGTCAATAGAACAAACTGGCAACAGGCAGCGAAAAACTATATGTCCAGGCAGAGTCAAGTTTAAGGATTTAAATTATGGCTTCAAATACAGTTTCAACAACCAGTACCGTAATTAGCGACCTTTCCAACGGCACTAATTACGATGGACTCCTGAAGGACATATACCTTCCGGGGTTGACAGACACGACTTACAATGACCCCAGTTTCTCGGCTCAGATCATGCGTAGTTCTGATCAGATCGATTACTCCGGTCAGCGTATCAAACGTGCATTTAAGACCCAGCGGGCAGGTGGCTCTGGTGCGATCGCTGAAGGCGGCGACTTCGTGACCAGTGTACCCCAGGCAGGTAAGCAGGGGTATGAGCAACTCAAGTACCTGAATGCGTACTTCAGCCTCACCGGCCCGACTATCGAAGCTGCTGAGCAGGGTCAGGGTTCATTCGTCGATGTCGTGAACGATTCGTTCTCGGATATGATGACGAATGCACAGAACGATTTTGAGCGTCAGATCATGGGTGCTCAAGATGGCCGTATTGCTATTATGCAAGAGGCAAGTTCAACCGACGAAACCCTGAGCGTCTCAGGCGATGCGTATTTCGATACGCAGTTCGTCATGGACGGTCAGCTTCATGAGGTTATCGACCCTATCACTGCAACTGCCGGCGAATACACCACGAAGCTTTGGAATGCAACTGACTATGAGTTCAGTGTCGCTTCTCACACTCAGGGCTCTAAGACCACTGGTGGAACATCTTACGGTACTATTATAATTGATGGTACTGCTACAGGTGCTGGTGCCACCACTTACATTGAAATCAGCGATTGGCTCATTCGTGCCAATTCATATAAGTCAGGGCTTACGGGTTCGCACAATTGCCTGGAAATCAATGGTATGCAGAACCTGATCAGTGATGGTTCAACCGAATGTGGTTCGGTAATTGAAACCACCGACAACTTCCTGAAGAGTTGGAATCTGTCGAGATCAACTTATCCGTATCTCGCTTCAGCGGTCAGGAACGTCAATGCAGAGCTCGATGAAGAGATTCTACTGAGCTACCTGCTTGATGCCAAGTATCAGATCCAGATGGATCCTAACATGCTCCTGGTTAGCCCTAGAGCCATTCTGAAGTACTTCACGAACACGAAGGACGACAGACGGTTCAATACCATGACTGCTATGGAGTGGGTTGGTGGTTACACCGGCCTTGGTATTCAGCTTGGTGAAAAGAGACTCATGCTCGCATCGGTTGGTTCGATGCACAACAACATGGGCTTCTTGATGAACACCGCTGACTTCGCATTTGCGTCGATGACCAACGGCTACAAGTGGTTGAATCAGGGTGGCCGAATCCTCACACAGAAAGAGGGCTCGGATGCTCAGTTCGCAACCGCGGTTGATTACATGAACTTCGTTTGCAACAATCCAAGAAAACAAATGAAGCTATATAATATCACTGTTTAATGAACTCTCCTTCCTCCTGACAGGCTCAGGGCGTACCGTGCGTCCTGGGCCAAGGGGGGAATTTGGTAGCCATGACCTGCATGGTAAAATATTGAATGCTTATACTAGGAAACTATAGGTGCATTATGATTACAGAAAAAAACATTCATGACAATTACTGTTTGATAGCAAAAGCAGCAACAGATCCAGGATCAGCTCTCGCAGGCCCTAATCATTCCAATGTTGATAACGACATTTGGTTTGATACAGCGGCTCACGCAATGAAGTACTATGATGCGACTGCGGCAGAGCATATGGCTTCTCGTATCGAGATTGAGACTATCACTGTTACAGATACCAAAGTCATTGACTATGGTGATTGTGGTAAGCTGTTTGTTCTTGCCATTACTGGAGCAAAAACCATAACGCTTCCAGCACCAGCAGCAGCCTACAAAGGCGTCCACATGAAGTTCTATCTTACTACTGACGAAGCTCTTACTATTGAAAGTGCAACCGCAAATACTGTGATTGCATTCAACAATATAACGACTGCGGACAGTATCACATTTGGTCAAACCGGAGAGCAGATTGGTTCTGGCGTAGAAGCAATTTGCGACGGTTCGAAATGGTTAATGCTCCCGCTTGTATGGGAAGCAGTAACAGTAACAGTAAATACAGCATAAACAAACCGGAACAGGGGTGGCCATACGGTCGCCCCATTTTTTCTCTTGGAAGGAGAACGAAATGGATAAAATGAAAGAACTACCTCAACCACCAAAGGTGCACAATAAGATAAAGATAATTTTGTCTTTGCCTCGCCTTGCCTTTACTGATAACGCAGCTTCAGTGGAGAAAGTGTCTCGTATTCTTGGTATTCGTGTTTCACGATACACCGGAGCGTTCTGGCATTACGGTGTTGAGGAACTGCTTGAAGTAGCAAAGAAAGAGAAGTACAAATACGCTCTCTGTATCGACTATGATACAATGTTTACTGAGTGGCATGTTATTGACCTGTACGAGCTTATGGAGCAGCATAAGGACATCAGTGCCTTATTCCCAGTACAGAATAAGCGTGGTGGCGGTGCTCCTATGCTTGGATCAAAGAAGAATGAAGTCATATCAATGGATCCTCAGACAGGTAAGAAAGTAACTAAGGTCGTGATTCAACCTGAAGAACTAACAGGCGACATCTTTGAATGCGATAGTGGGCACTTCGGTCTTACCATGATCCGTCTTGACGATATGAAGGCCATGGATAAGCCCTGGCTGGACTGTAAGCCTGGCCCGGGTGGTAGTTGGAGTGAAGGCCAGATTGATGCCGATCTTTATTTTTGGAAGAACATGAAGAAAAACGGACTCAAAGTTGCAATGGCTCACCACGTTTACATCGGTCATCTCCAGCTTATGTGTACCGTTGCAAAGCCGGCAGCTCAGGGGTGGCAAGCACACCATGTCTGTTCACATGACATGATAACAGGTCAGGTGCCGCTTTGGTATGTTCCAAAGAGTTTCGGCAAATACACGGAAGAAGGACAACAGTTATGGAAAAAGTTGCGAAAGGAGCAGTTAGAAAATGAGCAATCAAAAGCTGAGCATACAGAGAAGGATCAAGGAAGAACTAGCAAAATACTTACGCCTTAGATGGTCTGCTGGAGATCTTGAGAAAGAACAGAAGATCCTGCAGAACGAGTTTGATGATGATCGTATTAAGGTAGGCTTTCATGTTAAAGACAAGAACTTTCAGGTATGGTACATGGCTCCATCGTTGCCGTATTGCTTGTTTACTACACCTGGGCCATTCAATGTTCATAAGGTCATCAACGACATTAAGTGCCGGCAACAGAGCGTCAACGAGCAGACAAAGAATTACCTGTCTGTTCTAAAGAAGCAGAAGCAAGAGAAGGCAGCAAAGATTGCTGATATTGCTAAAGAGTGCTCCGATACGGTTCACAAGATCGCTCGGGGCAAAATATCGTGTACAGTTTTGAGTTAGAGGTGAGCAATGGCTTTTAATATAACCGATCTTCAAGAAGAGATAGTGAGCGTAGTTGAGACTCTAAACACCTTGAAACAGAGCAAGAAGGTTAGAGAGAACCAGCTTGCTGCTATAAACCTTCGTCTTGCGAAGGGTCAGAAGAAGTTACGAGCTCTTCGTGATATCAAAACCATGTACACTACGTATACTCAGGAAGGAGAAATCTAATGGCAGTATGGTCTTTAACAAAAGCAAAGATGGCTGACAGGATTGAAACGCTATATAAGAAATATACTGGTGGTTCAGTCATTACATATTACGAAAGACGCTGTATTGATGATGCCATAAATGCTGCTCTCCAAGACGTTTGTCTCGATTACTCTGTAAGCCGATGGCGGTTTTTGACAGAGGAAGTCTCTGCAACTGCCTCTTCTGGTGTTGCATATGTCGATCTCACTGAGAATATTTACAATGTGATCTCTGGCACAGTCCGTATAACGAGCGAGGATGCCGCTCTGAGCGAAGTAAGCCTTGAATGGCTAAATGGTGTCGATCCAGATAGATCATCCTCTGGTGCTCCTTCTAGCTACGTTCTCGCGTCTTCTGGCACTGCTGGTCAGATAAGGATGCTGTTATATCCAACTCCTGACTCTGCTTACACGATAACCTTCAATTCTGAGCTGCTTATTGATGAGGACGAAGCTACAGCTTTCCCACCATGGATGCATGCTTGCTTACTTGATAAGTGCAAGGATAATGCTCTTCGGGATCTTGGGTATGGCAATGAGGCTATGATTTTCGAAAGGTCTTACGAAAAGAGACTCGCTAATGCTAAAGCTGCCAACGAAAGCGATGGCCCACAATCGGTAGCGAGGGTTACAGTATCAACGAATAGGAACTTACAATCGAGGGCAGGGCTATGAAGGTAGATGAAGTTATTGCAAAAATCAGATACAGGCTCTCAGACTTTACTGATGAAGCGTATGATAATGCTTCTCTGTTTCAATACATAAACGACGGTGCTAAAGACTTTGCTCAGACAGGATGTTGTCAGTTCACTGAAACCTTTGGAGCGACAGCAGTTGCTGAATACACTCCATCACTAACATACAAGTGGTTGGTTGTCTTTGGTATGGATTACAATGACGTTCCTCTTGATTTTGCACCACTGGTCGAAGCAAGAAAATGGGATCCAGCAGCCGGCACTCCCAAGGGATGGACTATCTGGGCTGATACAATCTATTTGGACGCCTTAGCAGCGACACTGACCAATGGGCTCAGAGTTTGGTACACCTTCGTACCGGACGACATATCAGCGACAGGGGATACTTCTCCGCTGGACGAGAAATGGTCTAATGCTTTGGTGTCGTATTGCGTATTCAGGTGTCTTGACGGCGATCGAGATGGTCATGCAATGGCTGCTCGGGCTGAATATGATGCCGCAAAGGCTACCGCTTCACTGATTTATCAGGCACAAATGATGTTTGGAGGTTACGCAGCATGAGTTTTAACATAACTCCAGTATCACCGGCAGAATCACCTGCCTGGCCAAGTAAGGCTCAGCCATACGATGAGATGACCTTTGATAGCTTTATGGGTGGCCTTGTTACAGCATACCCTGCTGTTGCTCTCGCTAAGGATCAATTCAGCGTATTGAGTAATCTCTTGCTGGAGAGAGATGGTACTTTGATTACAAGGGAACCATTCTCGCCGATCTTTGCTGGAGCTGATTTGGAAACGATTATGCCAAGCACATACACTCCCGGAAGTTTCACGATCGTACATATTGGAACGACCGAGTATTTGGTTGGTTCGTATGACGATGGTACAAATATGAAAGTAACAGTATTTGATACTGTCAATGACCGATGGGCTGGTGTAGGTGGTGGTACTGCGATGTCAACCTTAACAACCGGAAAAAAAGTAACATTCGTAAAATATGGTATAAACAACGCTGAAGACTTAATTTATGGCAACGGAGCTGATCTTCCCCAGAGATGGTCAGGTGGAGTTGATTCTCCTTCTACAGCTCTTGGGCTCACTCCCCCTGTAATTAATGTAGCA